ATGGAACTGATCCCCGTGGAACCTATCACGGAGCGACTAAGCGAGCAGGCTCTATTGCAGATAATGACCCAAGACGAACTGCGTGAGAAAGCAGGTCTGCAACCGCTTGAGAAACCTGCCGACGTGGTTGGACCTAATCCCCAACCCGACGAGCAACCGCAAGCCGTGGAAGCATTGCAGAGCAACGACAACATCAAGAAGTTGTCGGGCCGTGAGTACCAAAACCTGATGCGTATCGTCAGGCAGTATATGCAGGACAAAATCACGCTGGAAATGGCTCGGACCATGCTCTCGGCTGGATTCGGTTTATCAGCCCAAGAAATTGACACGATGCTGGGCGTTCAGTCCCAAGAGTTCAGCGAACCGACTTGGGGCGAAGAGGACGACGAGGACTACGGATGGGGCGATGAAGAGTTCAAGGTCTTGGAGGTGGTTGCCTCTAAGTTTGGAAGCCATGCAGACGATTACCATGTCATGCACTCCAAGCCGATGCGGTTCGACACCAACATAGACGAAAACATCCGCTTGGCCTTTGCCGAACTGGGCGAGGAAGAAAAGGAACTGGACCTGAAGATTGAGGCTTACCGCAAGAAGAACCGGGACGCATCGGTTGAAGAAATGGCAAAGGAGTTCGGAGTCAGCAAGGCCAAGGTCGCCAAGCGAGTCGCCTACTTGATTACCAAGGACCGCTATCCTATCAGCAGGGCCGTGGACAAGATAGCCGAGCAGAACCTTCCCAAGAATGTCAAGGAAGTTGCCGAGCCTGTACTGGAGGTCCGCTACAAGTACGCATGGGCCACGGGATTCAGCAATAAGGACAAGCGGTCAAGCCGTGAGTTTTGCAAGGTCATGTTGGACTTGGCCGGTCAAGGCAAGGTTTACACCCGTGAGGACATCGACGGGATTAGTGCAATCATGGGCTACTCCGTATGGAATCGCAGGGGCGGTTGGTATCACACGCCCAGCGGAGTGAATCGCCCCCAATGTCGCCATGTATGGGAGCAGCAGTTGGTCATCCGTAAAGGCAATAAAATCACGAAGGCATGAAGGCACTCTTTATCAGCGAAGAAACGCTACTGGACAATAGTATCATAAACGAGAACGTATCCTACACCCAAATCCGTCCAACGGTTGTCAAGGTGCAGGAGATGCGGATTCAGCCCATCGTTGGTTCTGCACTCTACGGGGAATTGGTTACGCAGGTCGTCAGCGGTTCAACCTCTGCCCTGAACCAAACGCTGCTGGAGGACTACATCCAGCCTGCAATGATTCAATGGCTTTACTACGAGTTGCCGATGGTCCTTGCATTCAAGTACATGAACAAGGGCATGGTCCGTAGAACGAGCGAGGAATCCTCCCAAATGAGCATGGAAGAGATTACCCGGCTAACCGACAAAGTGAAGAACGATGCCGAATGGTATTCCGAGCGGATTACCCGTTACCTGATGGAGAACCGCAATTCATACCCCTTGTGGAACTCGCCTCCATCTGCTTTGGATACCATCTACCCGAACGCAACCAACTACCGAACTGGGATGGTCTTGGACCGCAACAGGAGGATGGGAATCAGCAACCTTGACTACCCCTACCCCTACGGTCAATTCGGGGCGTGTAATGACTGCTAACGATGGGCGCACACAAGAAGAACATACTGAAACTGCAAAACTATGTCATGGATAAAAATCAAGCAAGCCCTGCTGGACCTTGCAAATGCTCATCCTCAGGTCAACTCGTTCGGGACGGGCGACCCGCTTGCAATCGGCACGGACAACACCATCAATCTTCGAACCCCAAGCCGTGAGCGAATCGTCTATCCGCTCGTTTTTGCGGACGTTCAGTCTGCAAATACTGACGCTGGTACTTTGGACTTGGTGGTTGGGGTTTACTTTTCTGACCGTGTTGAGTCCATTAAGCCGATGGGCGGAGTGGTTTCGGGAAGCCCTACGTTGGGTTGGCAGGATAACGAGGATGAGGTGTTAAGCGACCAGTTACAAATCGCACAGGACTTCATATCAGCCCTCACAAACGACCCGAACGAGGACTGGACCCTCTCATCCAGCGTATCGCTTACACGCTTCGTAGAGAGCCGGGATGACCGCACGGCAGGGTGGCAGGCGACGATGACCTTTGAAATCCCCTACGGGCATTCAGTTTGTGAAATTCCAACCTAAAAGACATTTACAATTAAACGCTAAAAAATGCCTACACCCATATTGCAACAAATGCTCGGACAGGGCGGTACGATGGAGTTCGTTAACGGAGCCGTAAGCGGTAAAGTTTACGACTTCGTAGTCGTCAATGCTGCTGCTACTTTCACGGTCTTAACTGGAACTGGTGGCGAGAACCTGATAACCGCTTACAACTTGTCGGGCGCATCCATATCCGCTGGCATCGTTATCAGCGGGCGCAATGGCGGTAAGATTACTGCCGTTACTCCAAGCGCAGGTTCCGTCATCGGTTACACCTTCCTCTAATGCTAATCGGCTACGGCTACGGCTACCCGACCAATATGCTCATCGGCGGACTTGCTGCCGGGGTTTGGGGTGCTTTTAATGCAAGGGCTACCGCTGACGGGGCTACCGCTGCCGAGGCTGCCGTGAATGGCTGCCTGTTCGTCCGATTCGCTGCAATCTTCAATTTCTAACAATGCCGACACCTTCGCTGATTTTAGTACCTGCACGATTCAAAACGGGCAAACTTTACACCCCAGTCGCTACGACTTCGGGTGGTTTGGTCTTGGGTGCATCGGGGGACTTCAATGTAACCCGTGCGACAACTGCGACCCGTGTGAATGCAAGCGGATTGATTGAGGTCGTGGCTTCGGGGATTCCAAGGTTGGACTATCCCCTTGGCGGTGGCTGCCCTGCTTTGCTCGTGGAGCCTGCCGCTACCAATTTGGTTCTGCATAGTCGAGATTTAACAAATGCCGTTTGGTCGGGAACAAACGTAACAACCGAAAAGAATGCCGTTGGTGCAGATGGAGTTGCATCAGGAGCCACGACAATAACTGCAACGGCTGCAAGTGGAACAGTTCTCCAAGCCTTATCCCACGCATCGCAGAGCCGTATTTTCTCGGCATACATTCGCAGGGTAACAGGTACGGGAGCCATACAATTAACAACTAACGGAGGAACAAATTGGGACAACGTTACAATTTCCTCCACCTACACCCAAGTTGCTTGTGCTTTTCGTTTGGCAACTGCAAGTGGAACGGTTGGTATTCGCTTGGCCGTGAGTGGCGACGTGATTGAGGTAGACTTTACGCAAGGTGAAGTCGGGCCTGCTGCTACATCGCCAATGGCAACGACTACTGGAACGGTAACCCGAAACGCAGACGTTATCTCGGTAACGGGAGCAGTCAGCGGTTGCATCGGGCAGACCGAGGGGACGTTGTATGCGGAGGTTGACGTAACGACAAAATTCGGTGGGCTGAATGGGGATTTTGTGGCAGAGGTTTTGTTTGATACAAACACAAAACTATTGATTCGACGGCAAGACGGGTCTGAACGTTTTGCGGTATTTTTCAGGGTTTCAGGCACTCCTGTTTTTGATAGGGAGTTAATACTCCTTACCGCTGGCATTCATAAATTTGCTTTAGCCTACAAATCGGGAAACAACAACGCCTATATTGATGGGTCAAGCGTTCTAACGGGTGCTGCGAGTGGTGGGCTAACAAACACGTTTACCATTACAAGCGCAATGAATCGAATTGATTTGGGGCATTCTTCGTTAATCGCAAACACGCAATTTAAGGACCGCATTCGTTCCTTTGCTCTCTACACTACCCGCCTAACCAACGCTGAACTCGCTGCCCTTACAACCCTCTAACAATGGCTTGTTTCCGTAAACTCTCGTTCCCATCTGCAAACATCGCAGACCAAGTTCTCGCCAAATTGGACCCAATGGATAGCGTGGTTGTCCTCGGCCACCTATGCGAGCAAGCCGACAAGGAAGGCAACTGCGTCAAGGTACGCAAGGAGTTCAGCGTTGACGTGCTATTCCACGCAGACGAACCGAGCGAACTCGCTGCGCCCTACGTCATTTGGCCTCGCCCCTGCGGTGTCCACGCCTTTGCAGGTTGGGAGGCCCAGTACGAAGCCGACTACAACGCCAACAAACCCAAGAGCAAATGAGATTATTCCGCAAACGCAACCCCGAAACACCCGAAACCCCAAAACTCCCTTTTATGAAATCAGCAGTCATCGCTCTCCTTCGCCACCTTTTGACCTTCATCGGTGGAACCCTCGTCGCCAAAGGCATCATCGATGCAGCCACTCTCACCGAAATTATCGGTTCCGTATTGACCTTGTTGTCAGTAGGTTGGATGGCCTTGGATAAAACAAAGGGCGAGCCGAACAAGTAATGAACCTAATCGAAACCACCATCGTCGGGAGCGTTGCAGC